CTAATGAATGTCTGCTAAGATGCCTCGTACTTCTGCATGGTGTTTTTCTTTCATCTTTTCAAACTGGTGGGCATAGACCTTCAAAGTTATCAAAATGGATTTATGCCCTAGTAGTTTTGAGATACTTGCGACAGGGACTTCTTTAAAAATAAGATAGGAAGCGTATGTATGTCTTAAAGTATGCGGATGGACATCTCTCTTTACCATTCTTTTCAGAGCGGTATTTGTGGCTCTATTTGACGCTCCGAATAAAATACGCCCCTCTTCGTTCTCTTTCCAGTAATTCTCTTTAAAATTGAGTAAATGCTTAGCTACGTCATCATTAAAGGGTATCTCTCTTACAGATTGTTCATTCTTGGTATCACTAAAATCTTGAGAATCAGAATAGTCCCAGGTGTTAATAACGATAAAGACTTGTCTTTCAAAGTCAATGTCATCCCAAGTTAACCCCATAGCTTCAGCAAACCTCATCCCACTAACAGCCAGAATATAGAGTGTCATGTGCGAAATATATTGAGGGTTCTCTTGCGTTTTTGAGATGACGTAGAGGTATTCATCTTCTTCAAGATAACTTTCAGCCTCTGGCTTTTTTTCTTTTTGAGATTTAATCACAGCCCCTTCCGTGAAATTCGATGGAATGAGCTGATCACGGACAGCTATTTTGACAGCTGATTTGATGTGATAGTGTGTCCGCTCAATAGTATCTTGTGCGTACTTGAAGCCGAACTGGTTTAAAAATTCTTGGTAGCGTACAGGGGACATCTCTTTCAGTTTAATGTGACCAAAATACTTGATGATGTGTTTTCTGGTTTGTTCGTATGAATTCCATGTTTTTTTTACAACGTGTGGTTTTTTATATAGTTCAGCCCAAGCTATGTAGTAGTCAAGCAGTGTGACATCGTTATTTGACATAGGAGAAGTTCGAAGCTCGACTTCTCTTTCTTGACCAGCTGCTCTTGCTTGTGCTTTAGTTTTGAAACCGCCACAAGTCGCCTCGTGTCTTTCCCCTAAACTATCACGATAAACAACGCGGTACTCATAATATTTACCCCTTTTCCTAACCGATGCCATTGATTTACCCTTTCTAATTTGATAAAATGGGTATAGTAAGGAGACCTACTGCAAAGCAGGTTTTTACTATACATGATTCGCCTTACGCTCGGACAGTCCAAAGTTGAGCTTAGGGCTTTTTTGTGTTCAAATCATAAAAAGCACCTATACAAAGTACAGGTGCTTACAGTGGAGTTGAATCGCTCCAAAATAATGTTTCAATGGTAGTGGGTACTACCAAGATTTACCTGTATTATATCACTCTTTAGTTTCTTTGTCAAATTTCAGCCACTTTCCAGAAAGCAATTGTTTTGCTAGTGCCTGGTCAATGTTGTCCATAATTTCTTTGGACAAAGAAATCTTACCTATTGGGTCGAGGTCATTGATTGGCTTAGCTATTTTAAGTTTGCTAACTGATGTAATGGAATCTATTTTAGCATACGATACTTTATCATAGTTAGCATAGCGAGTTTTTAGTGAAGTGATCTTATCAGTATCGGCTTGAAGCCATTTTCTAATGGTATCAATTTCTACTGGGACAAATTTCCCGTCTGGGTCATGACGATTATAGTAGTCTAACCATAGTCTAGTTTGTTCAGTATCTTCATTTGGCCGATAAATATAGCCCCCTTCTGGTAAGTTGAAGCTTGAGAGTTCAATAGCGTCTGTCAGCTTAAAGAGTTCTTTGATTTTATTAACAGCCGTCTCATTTTCGTTCATTATCTCTGAAAAGACAGCTTTCCCTATTGAGATATTATTTTTCCCTTTTTTAGAAGTTAAAGGTAGTACTGTTAATTTTCCATTGTTTGGGTGATCTTTCTTATCTAGGACTATTCCAAAATGAGAATTTGAAAATTCTGTCCCTGTATTTGTCCCAAAATGGATAAAGACGATAGTTCCTCGTTTATAGCGATTATATTTCTGAGGTCTGTTGAGGTTTTCAGTCCGAAAAATCTTAGCTCTCGTTATCTCTGATTTTGCTAGATTATTGAATTTTGGATTATGTGGGTGATTGGCAATTTTTAGCAGCATATCTCTTGCTGCTGTTAGTTGTTGTTTGTTATCCATTTTCCTCCTTTCCCATCAGACATCAATATCATAATACTTTTGTAGCAAGTTATTGCCTTGTTTGAATTTTTTTACAAGGTCGATGGCTGATCGTCGTTGTTGTTGTTCGTCCAAAAGGTGTTCTTCATAGGTGAATATCCGATAGTGGACAAAGTCAACTAAACGATTAAAGAGGGCTTTATCGCTGATGGTGTTAGCTTGTCTGATCTCCTCATAGGTGTGTCCATTTTTGAGGTGCCAAACCATGCGGTTGTTATTGATATAAAAGAGTGAGGCCATGGTGCTAGCTTCGGTCTCTAGTGGGTTGTCTAGGTAGTTGCTGGCACAAGCTAGGGCAACTTCATCAGACCGCCCTGTGCTGAAGTGTGCTACGATGTGGGCGAGCTCATGCAAGATGGTAAAGATAACTCGGCGTTTGATATGTGTCTGATTGATATAGACGAGGTATCTATCTTTTTCCTCATCATAGATGGTAAAGCCGTCGTTATGCTGACAGATGATGTCATCCAAGTAGGTGACATCTGAGTTAGTGACTAGACCTCGATATCTGACGTGCTCTGTGCTAAGTAAGCCAACAGGTGGAAGTCCTGGGAATGGATCTTTTTCGAAAAAGACAAAATGAATGTTATAGGTTCGTTCAAAGTGATTTATGATGTGCTGAAAGGTGACCTGTTCAAGTGGTAGGCTATTCTTTTTAGCAGTTGCTTCAATCACGGGAACGGCGTAGTCCCAATGTTGGATATACTGTCTGAGTGGTATGACTTTTCTAGCCATAGTTACCTCCACTTGCTCTCATCATCCATGATGGTCTTAGCCGTTACCATCATGCTTTCAATCGCTTTGTTAAATCGAATTTTGTCTTCCTCGGTCATATTGTGTGTCTGATTTCGGAAGGCAGCTAGTAATTGTGTTTCAGCAGGAGAAATGTTATTGTCTGCTGTTTCATCGCTGGCAATTCGTGGATTATCAGTTCTACCAAGAAGGAAATCAGTACTGACATTGAAATAATCAGCTATTTTCGAAACTCGTTCTACATTCGGTGTAGACTTCTTCATGTTGTAGATAGTATTTCTACTAAAACCAAGCTTCTCTTCAAGTTGATTAAGCGAAATACCTTGTTTGTCAGCCAATTCCTTGATCTTCTCAAACGTGAAAAACATTGATTTATCAACCTTTCTAAGGCATGACAAAAAATATTTAATAAATTTACTACAAAACTATTGACAAGTTTTAATAAATTTATTACAATATCATTTGTAAGCTAAGTAGTTAGCGAACAAGACAACTAAAAAAATAAACCTTAAAAACTGATTGGCGTCCGTTTTTTCAAGGGAATAACTTGCTTTTTAGTAGGTCTTTTCTCTATGGTTTGATTTTAATAAATTTATTTATAATTGTCAAGAAGTTCGCTAACTTTTTAGCAAAATTAATAAAAAGGAGGTCACCATGAGCAAAGAATTAAAGGAAATCAAAGCCTTGATAAAAACTCGATTGATTGAACTTGACATGAAGCAATCTGAATTAGCTCAAAGTGTTAACGTGTCTAGTTCGGTCATTTCTGAGTTGTTACGCTATGGAAAAGGTAGTGATAATGTAAAGCAAAATGTTGCTACTGTCTTGGGAATTGAAAATCCTTGGGAGTAGTTTTAAGGAGGAGTAGAAAGGAGGTGAGGGGATGGAACTCAATAAGATTGAACAGGTAACAAAAATAGTGCTATCTATCGCAGTTGTTGGAACTGTTTGTAAGATAGCACTAGAGCGGCATGAGTCTGACAAGCGTTTTAGAAAAAAGATGTCAGATCTCCTTACCGATTTTGGGGCGTTTGAACTTCCCAAAGAAAAGAACGGTGATTTTTTCTTGGAATTATTAAAAATAACCAAGAGGTATTAGATGCGAAAATCGCCTGGATCAATTATTTTTACGCCGTCAATTTCGATAACAGATGGTCGTTTATACGGGTGAATTTCTTTGTATTTATAAAGTAGAGCAGTCAGAAATTCTCCGAGTTCATCATAGTGAACGGATTCGTGAATTTTCTCGTGATAATTGTCCAGTATTTCAGTAATTAGTGGATCAAATTTTGATGCCATGTGCTTACCTCCTTTCCGTGTTGATAGCTAAATTATAGCATGGATAGGGGAGGGGAACAAGATTGGAAAGGAAGAGAGAATATGGAAAGTAAATTGATTGCCAACTGGCAAAAGAAAAACTATCAGCTCAGTCAACTGGTAGTCGATAGCCTCGAGGGGCTAGATGTGTGGGAGACTGTGGTGGCGCTAGGAGAGATAAGGAGGAATCAGATATGAATGCAAGGGTAAAAGTAGAGTATGAGTTTTTCATTCAAAAAGAGGATGAAGCAATTGACATTAAAAATAAAATCATCGCCAATACACTTGACGATGAGGATGTTATTATTCGATTTCGCCATACCAAACAGTATTGATGTGACTAAAACTTATGGTGGTGATGTTGTTTCTATTTCATGTCACGAAGTAGGGCTGCTGTGGACTGACGGATTGCGCTAGCTGTGTCATTTTCGTTGCTGGTATCTGGTACTTGGTACAAAAGGGAGTTAAAGATGTCAGGGTCTAATTTGAAGGTATCTTTATATTTCTTTCGATGCTGATCGTGATACTCAATGGTTATACATACAGTACCGTGAAAATCTTTTTGAATAACAGATGTAATAGATTGTCCTGGTGCTAGCATATTGCCTACTAGGGATTGAAATTTTAGTTTTCTATGATTTTCGTCCAGTATGCCGCTTGTCTCTATTTTGTCAATATAAGCTGGGGAGTTGCCGAAGTTTTTGAAGACGTAAACTCGATAATCGGATTTTATTGCATAGGCATCGACATAAACATTTACATACGGCTTTGCCATATCTTCGGTAGCTTTCTTCGTCTGCCATAGGGATATGATGTTAAAAATAAAGCCTAATATGGCGATGATAACTGTTGCGTAAAGTGTCAAAAGTTGAATTTCTAATTCGGTTAGTTGAGGCACATTCATTCTCCAATCGTTTTTATTTTTATTATATCAAATTAGAAAGGAATTTTATGAACGAAATTATCAATGTCAGTGTGAACGATAATCAAGAGCCTGTTGTGTCTGGTCGGCAGTTGCATGAGGCTTTAGGGGTCAATTCAAACTATACAACTTGGTTTGACCGTATGACCGAGTATGGTTTTACGGAAAATGAAGACTACGTTTTGCTTTCCAATTTTGGAAACCAAACAGGTCGCGGAGGTCACAACAAAGTTGACCACATTATCAAGCTGGACATGGCCAAGGAAATTGCTATGATCCAACGGTCTGACAGGGGCAAGCAGGTTCGTCAGTATTTTATCCAAATAGAAAAGGACTTCAACAGTCCAGAGAAGATTATGGCTCGCGCTCTGCTATTGGCCGACAAGAAGGTGCATCAGTTGGAAGCACAGATTGAGGCGGATAAGCCCAAGGTGTTGTTTGCGAATGCGGTCGAGGCTAGTGCTACATCTATCTTGATTGGGGACTTTGCCAAGATTTTGCGACAGAATGGCTACAATATCGGTCAAAATCGCTTGTTTGAGTGGTTGCGTAATAATGGTTTTCTCATTCGGAAACGTGGTGAGAGCTACAATATGCCGACCCAGAGGTCTATGGATATGAGCTTGTTTGAGGTCAAGGAGCGGACACATAATGAGCCTAATGGCAGCATTCGGATCAGCAAGACGACCAAGATGACGGGTAAGGGTCAGACTTACTTCATCAACAAGTTTTTGAACGAAGACATGCAAAAAGCCTGACGGCAATCAGGATCAAATATAAAGATACAAGAGGATTATATCATGAATGATCTAATGATTCAAATGTTGGACCAGTTTGAAGCTGGGCTAATGGATAGAGCGTTAAAGGTCATGCACGTTGTCATGGATGAGAAGAGACGATACCCGATGGAACTTAACAAGTCACAATGTGCTGAAATGTTGCTTGGAACAAAGGATACAGGAAGTTTTGATGCTCGATTTAATTGTCACAAAGATTTCCCACGCATTCCGAATGCTCGCGAAAAGTACCCTCGTGATGCAGTAATTGAATGGTACCACAATAATTGGCAGAGGACAGCGATATGACAGAAGAATTGATGTTGACGACTGAGCAAGGCTTGATTTTGATTGCAGTCTTGACTGTAATTTTAGTTTGGCTGATCCGTAAGCCAGTCGAGATAGAAATAGAGGTCAAAGAGCCTGTCGTGGAAGAAAAACAACCAGAGCGGAATTTGAGATATCTTCAAATCCACAGATATTACGGAGGATAGAATGAAATTTTGGGACATGATGAAAAAGTTTTTGAGCGTTGAGGAAGATGACTACATTCCTGAAAGCCAACATGAGCTGGAACGTGAGCTTTCTAATGCTAGGCATACAGCTAAGGAATACAAGAAGTTAGCCTTACTAAAAAATCAAGAGTGTATAGGGCAAGCTAAACTTATTGACCAACTAAACCGACGGATTGATTACTTAGAAAGTGTCAACAAGTGCCAGGCTGAACTATTGGCAGATCGTGAGGTCTAGCTATGGTCTGGATTGTGGCGAAGAAAACCAAGACTAAGCGTGGTTATAGATTTTACCAAAAACGGTCATTTGATACCTGGCAGAAGGCTAGAATTTATCAGCAGGACTTATTTAACAAGGGTGTAAATGCTGAGATGTGGGAGGAGAGGGAATGAAAAAGAAGAAAAAAGTGTTTTTTTGGTTAAAACTTGACCAAAACTTCTTCAAAAACCTAGCTATTAAGCATGCATTGAAAAGAGTGCCAGGAGGAAAAGATATTGTATTGATTTACCAAATGCTCATGCTTGAATCTCTATCGACAGAAGGGGTCTTATACTACGAAGGAACTTTGCCAAGCATGGAAAAAGAGCTTGCTGTCAAATTGGATGTCGAGGAAGAAGAAATCCAGATGACAATCGGTTATTTTAAACAAGCAGGATTGATTCAAGTAGATGCCGAGCATAACGCTAAAATGTTACAAGTTCCAGCTTTGATGGAGCAGGAAACAGATTGGGCTAGGTACAAACGCGAACAAAGAAAAACTCTAAAATTGGACAATGTCCAACAGGTGTCCAACAACAGTCCAATAGAGTTAGAGAAAGAGTTAGAGAAAGAGTTAGAGAAAGAGATAGATATAGAGCAAGAGATAAAGTCAGAAGTAGATATTGTTAAATCTGCTACTGAATTAAATATTTACGAATATTATCAACAAAGAATTGGTTCCTTGGACGGCTATCAGTATGAGAAACTGAAAGATTACTTAGATATTGATAGGCTTGAACCTGAACTTGTCAAGAGAGCTATTGATAGAGCAGCAGACAATGCTAAGCGTAATTTTGGCTACGTCAATGCTATTTTGAAGAACTGGACCCAGAATGATATTAAGACCATTGTCCAACAGGACGAGGAGCAACGAAACTTTGTCGATAGGAAAAGCAACTCTTTTCAAAATGGAAATACTTCCCAGCCAAGAAAAACTAACATTCCTGACTGGGCCTTGGAAGAAATTGAGCAAGACAACTCAGAAGAAGCCATGCAACGGAGGCAGGCTTTGAAGGCTAGAATGTTAGCCAACGAAAAAGATGAACCTGTGCCAGAATGGGCTAAAAAAGTTTTAGCAAGCCAACAAACTGCCGAGGGGCAGGCTAAGTTGGCAGAGATTTACGCTGAGTTGGAGGCTATGGAAAATGGTGAAACTTAAACATGGTTCAAAGAAGGCTAGACCTTTCATTCGAGAGGTACGGGTCAGCTGTACTGGGATTGATATTGCTTACGGCAATGAGCGACAGGCTATGCGGTTTGCTAGTCGTGGTGCTGCTATCCATGTTTCTAGGGCTTTGAAAGATTATGGGAATTTTTATTTGATTGAGGAGGACTGATGGACGGTTATTTGAAATTAGACAAGATGTTGGATTGGCAAGTAGCGAATTATCCGCTACGTATGTCTGAAAAGGCCCGCTTGATGGCTTTGCCTGGTGATGAGTTTTCGGCGGAGCTGGATCGTATGGCCGAGGAATATCATCGGACGAGGTATGGAGGTAGTTGATGGTAGTGCCAGAAAAAGAGTACGCTCTCTACAAAGGCGACGAGCTACTAGCAATTGGAACAGCGAAGGAGTTGGCAGATAAGTTTGGCGTTAAGGTATCAACGATACACTTTTACAAATCGCCAGCGTATACAAAGAGAACGAGCGATGTGAGGGGGAGGAGATTAGTTGAAATTTAAGTTATTTAATGACCATTTTGAGAATGCGAAGCGGTACAACATACCACGAGCACAGTTGATTATTGCTGATATACCGTACAACCTTGGAAATAATGCTTATGCTAGTGATCCACGATGGTACAAGGACGGTGATAACGCCAAAGGCGAAAGCAAGTTGGCTGGAAAGTCATTCTTTGATACGGATAATGATTTTAAGATTAATAATTTCTTTGATTTCTGCAGTCGGTTGTTGAAGAAGGAGCCGAAAGAAAAGGGCAAAGCCCCAGCAATGATAGTCTTCCATGCATGGCAACAGCGAGATATGGTTATCGAGTGTGGGAAGAAGCATGGTTTTAACAATGCCTATCCGCTATATTTTACTAAGAAATCTAGTCCGCAAGTCTTGAAATCAAAGGCTAAGATTTTGATTAGTGGATATGATTGTGGACTTTACAACGACTATCTCAAAGATTGGCATCGGATTGAGTTTGACGCAACGGCAGAAAAAGGCCTGAAGCGCACAGAAGTCTTGTGGATGAATTATGAGCCAAAAAGGCAGATTGAATTGTTTTAAGGCGATAGCAAGAAAATTGGAGGAAACAGATGAATAAGCAAGAAGCGATTGAAGAAGTAACTGAATTATTTGGCGATAGCATACAAGCTAAAGCATTTAGAAATATTATCCGAAAGCTCCACGAACCGCAGAAGGTTGTGGTGTCTCAAGTTGCAGTTGAGTATTATTATAAATTCAAAGATTACGGCTATTCGTTGGTTGAATTGCTGGGTGACTTTTGTTATCAGTCGACTAGAGAAAAATTTCCACGTTTGAACGAATTGGAAACATGGCTGTATGGTAATGATGAGGCTACCAACCGACAACGCGAACTGGCACTCGCAACGCTTATCGTAAACGGTCCAGATGCTGTGGAAATCGAGCAGGAGCAGTTGTATGTCGTAACAGACGGTAACAAACTCTACTTGAAAGAGTTTGACGAACTGAACGCGGTTATCATCATTGATGATGTTGTAGGTGCGATAGACTATGCTAAGCGATACTCTGACAAAACCGCAGCACAAAAAGCTGCTGATGAGCTAGGATGGGTTGTGAAGGAGGTGGAGTGATGGGATGGAATAAATTTGCATTGAGAAAAACAGATTCGGAAGAAAAAGCATACTTCGGAACTGATGAAATTTGGAATTACCCTGTGCCAGATAGTGAGACAAAAGTATTAGTCAGTGATGGATTTAGTATTTGGATAGACGAATGGTATCAAGATTCAGATGGCGCAAATCTTATGGACACAGATGCGCTTGGCTTGTACTGGATGCCGTTGCCTGAACCGCCGAAGAAGGTGGAGTGATGGCTGGTAGAAAATCTATATCAAAAAAAATGAGACAACAAGTCTTATCAAAATACAATAATCATTGTGCGTATTGTGGAAAGGTGTTGGATCTAAAGTCGTTGAGAGTGGATCACTTGCATCCGCATTATCGAGGCGGAGATGACAATATTGACAATTATATGCCAGCTTGCTATCAGTGCAATTTTTACAAGTCAACACATACTCTTGAAGATTTTAGAAAAAAATTGCTGTCCCTGCACGAAAGAATCGCTCAACCTTTTATCGCTCGTCTGGGTATGCAATACGGAATCGTTTCGATTACACAATTTGACGGTAAATTTTATTTTGAGAAAGTGGAGGTGGAGTGATGAAAGTAAAAACATTTTTGAGTACATACCATGAGGATATTGATAGAGAAGTCAATGTTTTTCTAAATAAAAACTCAATTAAATTTATTGATATTAAATACAATTCAACTATCGCAATTGATGGATATAACAATGTAATTCAACAGTATTCAGCTTTGCTAGTTTATGAGGAGGTGGAGTGATGCTTCTTGAACGTTCGTGGGGATTTCCGTCGAAAAATACTTTTTCGATAAAACCTATAGCTGAATTACTTGACGAAGAAGTGAGAGATGGTATTTGGATTGACCCTTTTGCAAACAATTCAAAAAAGGCAACAATCACAAACGACTTAAGTGAAGAATTTGATACAGATTATCACATGGATGCCCTGGATTTCCTAAAAATGTTTGAAGATGAGTCCATTGATGGAGTGCTATATGACCCACCTTACTCAAATAGACAGGTTTCTGAGGTTTACAAAGGAGTAGGACTGCCTGTCACTAAGGAAACTACCCAATCAACATTTTGGTCGAGACAAAAAGAAGAGATTGCTAGGATATTAAAACCAGGAGGAAAAGTTATCAGTTTTGGTTGGAATAGCTGCGGAGTAGGAAAAAAGCATAATTTTGAGATAGTAAGAATCTTGCTTGTTTCACATGGTGGTCATCACAACGATACGATAGTCACAGTTGAGATAAAGAAGGAGGCAGAAAATGATACCGAAGTTTAGAGCGTGGGATACTTTCCATAATAAGTGGGTCAAGTATTTTTACATAACAGAAAATGGACTAATCTATAACATGGAGCAACCTCACAGGGATTTAATTGGTGCGGTACCGATTGAAAAATCTGGTCTGGTTGTCATGCAATCCACAGGGCTGTTTGATAAAAACGGCAAGGAGGTTTTTGAGGGGGATGTGGTGCTAGAAAACGGATGGAGAAAGGTTGCTGTTTCGTTTGGCACGCAGGAGATTGAAGAAAATTTTGGAGATAAGAGAATTTTTCAAGGGTTTAATTTGTATCTTGGTGGAGGTTATCCTGAAGCTGTTATGAGTAAGTATGAAATCATCGGCAACGTATGGGAAGGAGGTGATTTAATTGACCTTAGTAATCCAGAGGCAGAGTCTGGGATGAAATAGCTAGAGAAACAGCTAAGCAACGGGCAAATACAAGAAAATGGAGGGCGAAATGATTACAATAACTCTTGATGAAGAATTATTGACAGCACTTGTTTTTGCAGCAGCTCAAAGCTCATGCGGTTTCAATCAAAACATTTTGCAGGAGAACCAGTTGTGGCATTTACACTGCTGTGACTATAACGAACCAGTATATGAAGTGGCAAAGCAAATAAACATTGATGACATTGAAGACGAAAGCTACAGAGCCTATTTTCAAGAAGTAAAGGCGAAAGGTGATAAATATTATTCGGAGGTAGAAGAGAATGAAAAACAAAATTAAATTAGTATTAACAACTATTGGAGTGATTGGTATGTTAGCTGGGTGTTCTGACCAAGCTGATGTTGTTCGACATAACTTATCGGAAGAGGCAGACAATTTCAACGTGGTCCGAAAGGTTACAGTATTGAATGCTATCACTAATGATGTGATGTTTGAGATGAGCGGTCGGATGTCAATTGTAGCAGATACGACAGATAATCAATTGGAAATTTTGGTTGAGACAGCTGATGAAGAATATCAGAAGCATATCATTGGATTGTCTGATAATGTATCCTATGTGGTCCAGGATGTGAAGACAAAGGATGTGTCGAATTACGACTACACTATCAACTTTAATCCGAAGATGTGGTTGCCACTGGAAGTTAAGGCTGTGGATTAGGAGGAACTATGATTTTACTTGAAATTATTAAATTCTTGGCAGCAATGATTGTGATTGCATTTCTGTTGGTTGTGCTAGTCGCTATCATCATGGGAGCTTGGGAGACTTATAAGAAACATGAACAAAAGAATCAAGAAAAAGAAAGCTAAACAGGCCGAATTGAGAAGACAACAAGAATTGGAGGAATTGTTACAAAATCCTGAAACGATACGTCAAGGTTTACTAGGAATAGGTATAGCATTTAGTAATGTCTTCGAAGCTCTGTCAATTGCATTTGGTAACTTAGCCAAAAGTGCTAAAAGTTGGGCAGAACAATTCGACGAAGAAAAGAGGTGATGCAATGCCATTATTTCCAGAGGTAGATGTCAGCAAGACGAAAGATAACGCTAAGAAAATACTACGTGGCTATCCTCGATGGAGGAGAATAGCTAATGATTTTGATGGACAGAAAGTAACTCAGGAATATACATTTATGCCTCGAAACTTGTCTAGTAGTCCATCTAGACCAGTAGAAAAGCTGGCAATACGTAAAGCAGATGCATTGTCAGAGCTAGAAGCCGTTGAACAAGCTGTTAGTAATTTACTCGATCCATACAGTAGAGTAATACTATTTGAAAAGTATCTGGCCAGAACTCCCGGCAAAGATTACACAATTTACTCTGATTTGGGCATATCAGAAAGCTCATACTATGATTTGCTTGACAAAGCCCTACTCGAATTTGCTGAGATTTACCGAAATGGGGAACAGGTAGAAATTGTGGAGTAAGTTTGGAGTAAAAGGCAAGTAAAACCAAAGTTTATAAGCGATTTTCAATGCTAAAATAGTAGTATGGAACAACAGGAACTAGACAGGCATTGACCTGTCTTTTTATGTTATGAGGTAAAAAACATGAGGAAAGTCGAACCGATTCGTGATGTAGATGATATAGAGCGGATGAAAGACTTCCTTTTCGCTCAAAGTCACAGAAACTACATACTAATAATGTGTGGTCTATATTCTGGTTTAAGAATAAGCGACATCGTCAAATTACAAGTAAGAGATGTTCTGAGAGACCGCATTGACATAGTCGAGCAGAAAACAGGCAAAACTAAAACGTTCGCAATTAACAACGAACTCAGAAAAGCTCTTGATAAATATATAAAAGATAATGATTTGAAATCTTATGATTATCTATTCCCGAGCAGGAAGAGAGTTAATTCAGATGGATTAAGAATCACGCACATTGGCCGAGTTGCTGCTTATCAAATATTTAAAACGGCAGCCAATCATATAGGTCTGGACAATATTGGTACTCATACCATGCGTAAAACTTTTGGTTATCACTTTTACAAAAAAACACAGAACATTGTACTCTTAATGGAAATCTTTAATCATGCTTCTCCAGACATAACACTTAGATATATCGGATATAAGCAGGATGAATTAGACAAAGCTATGCTCGATTTTAGCTATTAAAAAGCTATGTATTTTACATATTGAGAAATTGTAAATTGATTTCCGAGAAAAATGGTTGAAACCGTTGGTATGATTGGGATTAATTCGGATTGTCCCAATTTAACAGAATATAAGATATGTTAAATTCAAACACAAATTGAAGAGGGTGAAATGGCAGATATAAGACCAGACAGAAGCGGTCCGCATAGGGTAGCTTTTGATAAAAATAAGAAGATAATTCTTAAAACAAGAAACACATGTGGCATCTGCGGAAACCTCGTTGATAAATCATTGAGTTATCCGCATCCACTTAGCCCTGTAATAGACCATATCATTCCAGTAAACCGTAATGGACATCCATCAGATATCAATAACTTACAGCTGGCGCACTGGCAATGCAATCGGCAGAAGTCCGATAAACTATTTGCTGATGAGAAATCGAATGGAACGAAAGTGATTGGCAATCGAAATTTACCGCAAAGCATGAATTGGACGAAGTACCGAGGTTGATAAAGTAGGGGGGTACCACCCTCCCCACCGCCTCGGCCGCACTTCACGCCGTCACTGTACATTTTTTTGTCTGGGAGAGAAAAGAAAAAAAGGAGGAAAAATGGAGTTAAAGGTTTGTATTGATTGTCACATCGAGAAAGAAATGACAGAAGAGAATTTCTATCGAAAATCCAGTGCGAAGTGTGGTTTTGAGAGTAGATGTAAAGATTGTCGTCGGATTTCTGATAGGGAAAAGTATGAGCGTAAGAAAGAAAAAATATCCCTTCAGAAAAAACGCTATTATGAGCGTAAGAAAGAAAAGATTAAACAACGTCAACGTGAATATTATCGGAGAAATACCGATAAGTGCAAGTCTTCTTCTAAAAAATGGAATGCAGATAATCCAATCCAACGCAGGATAATCAATGAGAAATCAAGGACTAAAAAATATGGTGGAGATACCACATTGACTAAAGAGGAATGGAAATGCACGCTTGATTATTTTGAGCATTCCTGTGCATATTGTGGAATGACCGAGGATGAGCACTTTGCTTTATTTGATGAACAGCTACATCATGAACATATCATACCAGTAGATAATGCTAGTGCTTATAGCAAGAATAATGTTGTTCCTGCTTGTCGTCCGTGTAATTGTTCTAAAGCAGGACATGATTTTAGTTTGTGGTACAAGAATTTTAAGTATTATAGTTCTGCTCGAGAAACTAGAATTTTAGAATACATGGAAGGTGTATGATATGGAATACAAAGGTATCGGATACCTCAGACGAAAGCTAAATGAGGTCAAGCCTCGAGTGGAAATGAGGTATAAGCAATATGCTATGCAGTATAGAGATAGTTCGTTTGGAATTACGATTCCACCAAACATTCGTCAGCAGTATCGGTCCGTTTTGGGCTGGTGTGCAAAAGGTGTGGACAGTCTAGCAGATAGATTGGTCTTCCGTGAGTTTGACAATGATCAGTTCCAGGTCAATGATATTTTTCAGCAGAATAACCCAGATGTTTTCTTTGATTCTGTGGTACTGTCATCCTTGATAGGCTCGTGTAGCTTTGTCTACCTGTCCAAGGTTGAAGACAAGGTTCGATTGCAAGTTATTGAGTCTAGCAATGCGACAGGTATTCTAGATCCAATCACAGGGCTTTTGACGGAAGGCTATGCAGTCCTGCAACGTGATGACAATGGTAGTCCGAAGCTAGAGGCTTATTTTACTGCTGAATGGACTATCTATGTATCGGGTGGTACCTTCACACCGATTCAAAATCCAACAGGTCGTCCGTTGTTGGTACCCGTAATCCACAGGCCTGATGCGGTCCGTCCATTTGGTCGCAGTCGAATCACTCGTGCAGGAATGTATTATCAATCCTATGCAAAAAGGACGCTTGAACGTGCCGATGTGACTGCGGAGTTCTACTCTTTCCCACAGAAATATGTTTTGGGTACGAGTCAAGATGCAGAACCAATGGACAAGTGGAAAGCTACTGTGACTAGTCTCTTGGAATTTACCAAGGATGACGATGGTGAGGTGCCAAGCATCGGTCAATTTACTACAGCAAGCATGAGCCCTTTTACAGAGCAGTTGCGAACTGCAGCTGCTGGATTTGCTGGGGAAATGGGACTGACCTTGGATGACCTTGGTTTTGTATCAGACAATCCGTCATCAGTGGAAGCAATAAAAGCAAGCCATGAAAACTTACGATTGGCAGGTCGGAAGGCTCAGCGTAGCTTGGGCAGTGGGCTATTGAACGTTGCTTATGTTGCTGCATGTTTACGTGATGAGTATCCGTTTTTGAGAGAACAGTTTGTCAAGACTGTTCCTAAGTGGGAGCCTCTGTTCGAAGCTGACGCTACGACATTGACAATGCTGGGAGACGGTGTTATTAAAATCAATAATGCATTACCTGGCTACATCACCGCAGAGACTATTCGCGATTTGACTGGTATTGTCGGTGATAGCGAGGCTAAGCCTGTGATTCCAGAGGTGACTGTGGATGGAACGTGATATTTTGCCTGATTTGCTGAGGGAAGTGCAGGAGAAGTTTGAAACTTCCTATGGGAAGAGTGAAGTGGTCAGAAATGCTTTTGAGGAGTTGAAAAAGAAGAGGGCGACCTATGTGACGGTCAATGATTTCGCGATAGAAGTTGGTAACATCTTGTCAGACGCTCTCGGTTCGTCTGTAACGAGCGATAAATTACCAGGCGGTAAAATGTATTACAACATAGCGAATAGGCTCTTGGCGGACACGCTGGGGCGGAATTTTGAGCTTGTGAGTGACTATGCTGGTCAAGTTCAGGAGGATTTGAATAAGGCTGCCAAGATTGGTCTGCAGGTGCAGGTGCCAGAAATCAATCAGGACAGGATTGATGGTCTTGTCAACCGTTTGTCGTCTGAGGATGAGTTTAATAAGGTAGCTTGGTTGTTGCTGGAGCCGATTGTAAACTTTACGCAGTCTATTGTGGATGATAGCATCAAAGCGAATGCGGATTTTCATGCCAAGGCAGGATTGACTCCTAAAGTTGTCAGAAAAGAAGGAGGTAATTGTTGTAGATGGTGTAGGGCTGTTGTTGGAGTTTATAACTATCCAGATGTTCCAAAGGATGTTTGGCGGAGGCACAATCGGTGCAGGTGTACTGTTGATTATCACCCAGGAAACGGCAAAAAACAGAATGCACACTCAAAACGTTGGTCTGATCCTTTAAAAAATGCTAAAATAGAGGAAAGGAAGCGCATCGGACTACTTGTTCAAGCTGGCGCAAAGAATTATGTTCGTGACGATTCAAATGACATGCTTTTGCCAAAGGATTTTATCAAGGCGGAAAAACATGCTTATTTAACCTACGACAGGATAAAAAACAGCAATCAAGATTTGGAAAAGCGTAAAATCTATTCGAACATTGGGAAGTTCAAAGAAATGAATGGCTTTTCAAAAGATGATGTTGATAAAGCGTTCGATCATGTGTTTAATAATGTTCATGAGTTGAATTTTGGGAAGGGGTTATTCCCCCCAGACATTGACATGGCTCAATCATGGGAGAGATTGATTTCTGGAAAAAACATCCAACCGCATGATTTAATTTTGCTGAAGCATGAACGCTTAGAACATGATTATATGTATGTGACTGGCAAGTTGGATTATGATACAGCTCACAAAAAAGTAGATGAATTATTTAATTACTCCGAAGCTGTCAATGAATTTAAAAAGAAAGGGTAAAGGTATGTATTTAAGATTTGTTTTGATAGATATTGGTGACGATGGTTTTTATCACTATGAGATTTACCCTGAAAACAAGGAGGAGCATAAGCAAACGCTTGTTTTTAACCCTGAAACGAAAGATATTCGTGTAAATACATTTGACGATGCCAACATGAAGTATTTAGGGAAGTTTTTACAAAATTTTAAAGACCAAGACGGGAACTATCGTAAAGAGTTGTCGTTTGGGTGGGGATAAGCATTCGAGCAATCGAGTGCTTTTTTGTTGCAGAAAATAGGAGGGAGTATGTACCAACTAAGTAAAATAAAAAAATGGTTCGTCAAGACTTTCTTATGTGTTCATGATTTTTGGTTCAAAGATTTAGGGCATTATAAGATTGATTTTTATTATTGCAAAAAGTGTGGTAAGGTCACTAAAAGATTATAATTTCTGGAAAGGAGGTCGCTATGAATAAGCGAATCAAGAAGAAACGTGAACTGATTGAACAAGTTCAGGGAACTAAAGAAGCTGTTGATATTGCATTGAACATCATTAAAAATCTACTTGATGAAAACGCCAAACAGGCAAATGAAATTGCCGAGCTACGTTCAACCGTCGAACGCAATGCACAAGCTACGAATTCGAGATTTGATTATCTTGAAAAGAAAGTAGCTGACAAGCTGTCCAAGAAGTCTTGGTTTAGTAGAAAGTGAGAAAAAATGGAAAAACAAGTTATTATCTTTTTGAAAAATGGTAAAACGTTATTGTTTCAGGGTGTTAATGAAATTGATTTGACTGATGAGCGCATTGCTTTTGATTACTTTGGTAAAAGTACAAACCAAGAAAAAGGCGGGGTGTTCTATTTTGACAATATTGCAGGTTGGTCTGTATCGGCTGACCTTCTGGGCTAGGAGGTGGTCCAACATCTTGACAGCAGGAAAGACTGCGCTAATTACATAACCTAACCGTGTCGAGTTGATGCGGTTTTCTTTTTGTCCTGTCGCATGACGGAAAACTAGGCAGACGATTGAAAGGACGGATATATGGCAAGGAAAAAGCTTGGCAATCAAAATCCTACTCAATCGGTAATACTCAAATACGTTAAACGAAATTCTAAAGCCAAAGAAGCGATAGAACTCTATGAGCGAACGGGCCTGTCTTGTTACGCTTGGCAGGTCAATCTGCTCAATCCTATCATGGCTGTTGACAAAAATGGTCTGTGGGTACATCAGAAGTTCGGTTACTCAATTCCGCGTCGGAATGGTAAGTCGGAAATTCTCTATATGCTGGAGATTTGGGGTTTACATAATGGTCTGAATATTTTGCATACAGCCCACCGCATTTCTACATCGCATTCGTCCTTTGAGAAGGTCAAGCGTTATCTGGAAAAGATGGGCTATGTGGACGGTGAGGATTTTAATTCCATTCGAGCCAAGGGTCAGGAGCGAATCGAACTCTATGAGACTGGCGGTGTGGTCCAGTTCCGTACTCGGACTGGTACTGGTGGTCTCGGTGAGGGATTTGACCTGCTTATCATTGACGAAGCTCAGGAATACACTACGGAGCAAGAGTCAGCTCTTAAGTACACTGTGACGGATTCAGACAATCCGATGACAGTCATGTGTGGAACGCCACCGACACCCGTTTCAAGTGGTACGGTCTTTACCAAGTATCGCGAGACTTGTCTGTTTGGCAAGGGTAAGTATTCGGGATGGGCTGAATGGTCTGTGGATCAGGAAAAAGAGATTGACGATGTGGCTGCATGGTACAATTCCAATCCGTCCATGGGCTATCATCTCAACGAACGGAAGATTGAGGCTGAGCTTGGTGAGGATAAGTTAGACCATAATGTGCAGCGTTTGGGCTACTGGCCGACCTACAACCAGAAATCGGCTATATCTGAGACTGAGTGGAACGCACTCAAGATTGATGATATGCCGAAGCTGACTGGCAAGTTATTTGCTGGCATCAAGTTTGGGCAGGATGGTACCAATGTAGCTTTGTCTATCGCAGTCAGGACGGAAGACGGTCAATTCTTTGTGGAAACCATTGACTGTCAATCTGTGCGGAATGGCAGTGCCTGGCTGGTTGCCTTTTTGAAACAGGCGGATGTGGCTCAAATAGTCATAGACGGAGCCAGTGGTCAGAAGATGCTTGAAGAGGAGCTGAAAGACTCTAAAATCCGTAATGTCATCTTGCCGACCGTCAAAGAGATCATAATTGCTAATTCGATGTGGGAGCAGGGTATCTACCAGCACACGATTTGCCATAATGGACAACCATCGTTGGCTAAGGTAGTTACCAACTGCGATAAGCGAAACATCGGCTCAAACGGTGGATTTGGCTATCGCTCGCACTTTGACGATATGGATATTAGTTTAATGGATAGTGCTTTGCTGGCACATTGGGCTTGTGCCACAACCAAGCCTAAGAAAAAGCAACAAATTAGGTATTAAGCGGACAGGGATGACCTGTCTTTTTTAATGCAAAAAAAATATTACCGAACGCACGGGAAATGCGGAGAAAGGAGACATTGATATGTCTGAATTTAAAGTAATCGAAACACAGGAAGAGCTAGATACGATTATCAAAGCTCGTTTAAGTCGTCTGAAGGAGCAGTATGCAGACTATGACGAATTGAAGTCCCGTGTATCGACATTGGAAGCGGAGAACGCTGGTCTCAAGGAAACGGTCGCACAATCAAATCAGACTGCAGCTGATTATGAAAGTCAAATTGAAGGGTACAAGTCAACCATTGCAGGCTATGAAACTGCTAAAACGAAGACGGCTATTGCTCTTAAATATGGCTTGCCTATCGAATTTGCTGATCGTTTGCAAGGCGAAGATGAAGTAAGTCTGACTGCTGATGCAGAACGCTTTGTAAGTCTCATGAAACCGCAGGACCCGATTCCGCCGCTCAAGAGTATTGAGCCAGATATTGATAATAAGAACGCAGGTTTCAAACAAATGCTACAAGATTTAAAAGGAGAATAAAACATGGCAGCAAAAACAGAAACACTTTTTTCACCAGAATTGGTAACAGACCTCATCACTAAGGTGCAAGGGGAGTCTGTACTCGCTAAACTATCAAGTCAGACACCAATCCCATTTGCTGGAGTTGAACAGTTTATCTTTAACCTTGAAGGAAATGCACAAATCGTTGGAGAAGGCGAACAAAAGAAAGCTGGAGAGTATACGCTATCGTCTAAAGTAATCAAGCCGCTTAAATTTGTTTATCAAGCTAGGATTAGCAACGAATTTAAGTATGCAACAGAAGCAAAACAGATCAATACCCTGAAAGCATTTAACGACGGCTTTGCTAAAATCATTGCACGCAGTTTTGACCTTGCAGCAATCCATGGTCTTGAGCCTAAAACAATGACAGATGCGTCATTTAAGGAAACTAACTCATTTGATGGAGTAGTTACTGGTAATGTTGTAACATTTAACGCTGGTCAAATTGACGACAATATTGACACTGCTGTTGCTATGATTACAGCGACAGGGGGCGAAGTGACAGGTCTTGCCTTGTCTCCAGTAGCTGGACAAGCTTTGGCGAAAATCAAAGTCAACGGCGTTGCGCAGTATCCAGAGTTCCGCTTTGGTCAAAATCCAGACACATTCTACGGCATAAAGTCTGATGTCAATAAGAATTTGACAACGATTGGTGGAACAGCTAAGACTGACCACGCTATCGTTGGTGACTTCCAAAACCGTTTCAAATGGGGATACGCAGAGAACATTCCACTTGAAATTATTGAATACGGCGATCCAGACCAAACAGGCCGTGACTTGAAAGCCTTTAATGAAATCTGCTTGCGTACAGAGGTCTTCATTGGTTGGGGTATCTTGGACAAAACTGCTTTCGCTCGTGTGGAACAGGCTTAGGAGGTGTCACTATGGCTATTTATAAACATAAAGATACAGGTGCGATTGTTGTCACAGACAGTGAACTAAAAGGCGATTGGGAACTAGTTAAAGAGAAGGAAGTTCCGAAAACTCCGACAGTTCCTGAATTGAAGTCAATGTTGACCGAATTAGGGATTGAATTTAATCCAAAAGCGAATAAAGAGGAGTTGTTACAACTTTACCAAGAAAGCCAGAATCAGAATGAAGAGGAGTAGCCTATGACTCCTTTTGCGACAACGTCCGATTTGGAAACCTTGTGGCGGGCATTGAAATTTGATGAAAAAGAGCGGGCGGATGCCTTGCTTGAAGTTGTATCCAATTCTTTACGTCATGAAGCTCATAAAGTTGGAAAAGATTTGGATGAGATGATTGCTGATAGTCCGGTATTTTCCTCGGTGGTCAAATCCGTCACAGTCGATGTGGTCGCTCGCACTCTTATGACATCAACAGACCAAGAGCCGATGACTCAATTCAATGAGTCGGCTCTTGGTTATTCGGTGTCTGGTTCGTACTTGGTGCCAGGTGGAGGGCTCTTTATCAAAGATAGCGAACTGAAACGATTGGGGCTTAAGAAGCAACGATTTGGAGCGAGGGACATCTATGGGATTGATTAAGGGTGTACCTGTGGTCTTGATTGACAAGCAGGTCATAGGAAAGGATTCGTTTGGTCATCCCAAGACTGCAGATGTTGAGATTGTGGTTGATAATGTTTTAATTGCGCCTGCAACAACTGAGGACATTACCAACCAAATTAATCTGACTGGAAAGAAAGTTGACTATACTCTTGCTATTCCTAAAGGAGATACTCACAACTGGACAAACAAAGAAGTACGTTTCTTTGGTCAGCGGTGGCGAACGGTTGGAGAACCTTTGGAGGGGCTTGAGCATTTGATTCCACTCGAGTGGAATAAGAAGGTGCAGGTGGAACGGTATGTCTAAAATGCGTTTTAAATTAAATCGTGCTGGCGTACGTGAGTTGTTGAAATCGCCTGAAATGCAGGCAGTTTTAACGGACAAAGCCAATGGCATTCGAAATCGTGCTGGTGATGGGTATGAGTCGAATGTCTATGTTGGAACAACTCGTGCAAATGCTATGGTCTATACAGACACAATACAAGCAATTCGGGACAATCTAAAAAATAATACTTTGTCGAAGGCGGTGGAGTCATGATTGAAGTCATCACATTGAACTTTTTGACCGAGCATCTTTCTGTGCCTGTCTATACGGAACATCAGAAGGAAATGCCTGAGCGTTTTGTGATTTTTGAAAAGACGAGAGGTGGTAAGAAGAATCATCTGCATCAAGCGACTTTAGCTATCCAATCGTACGGGCCATCTTTGGCTGAGTCAGCGATGTTAAATGAAGAGGTCAAGCAAGCGATTGAAAAAATGGTGGAATTGCCGTCTATCAGCAGGGTTGAATTAAACTCGGACTATAACTTTACAGATACGGAAACCAAACGCTATCGCTATCAAGCGGTGGTGGATTTTATTTATTTTTGAAAAGGAGAAAATTAAATGACAGATGCAAAACTTGTGTCGTCAGCAAAGCCTGATATTGCTGGGGCGATTTCGTCAGCTCCAACAGGAACAAGCCTGCCGACTAATGCAACGGTCAAGTTGAATACAGCGTTTAAGAACCTTGGGTATATCTCAGAGGATGGTTTGACCAACGAGGATACTCGTGAATCGGAAGAGTTGAAAGCGTGGGGTGGTGATGTAGTGGACACTCCACAAACAGGAAAATCAGACAAATTTACCTATACGTTGCTTGAAGTCTTAAATGTGGATGTCTTGAGAGAGGTCTATGGCCCTGAAAATGTGAGTGGTGACCTGGCAACTGGAATTACAGTCAAAGTAAATTCACAAGAATTGCCTGTACATCCGTTGGTTGTTGACATGCTGCTGAAAAATGGTGCTAAGAAGCGTATTGTCATTCCGAACGCTAAGGTATTGGAAGTCGGAGAAATTACTTATGCCGATAGCGAATTGGCTGGGTACGAAACAACCATTCAGGCTTTGCCTGATAGCAATGGAAATACTCACTATGAGTATATCAAGGGAGCTAGTGAAGCCACTAGTGTTAGTGGTCCGTCATCATCTTAAGGAGGTTTGAATGTTTGAAGTAAAAACTAGTACAGGTCTTGTGCTTTGTATTGATCAAGATCGTTTGGAAAACTATGAGCTTTTCGAGGCAATCGCTGCTGAAGAATCTGGTGACAGTAGTGCCATGATTCGGATTGTCAACCTGTTACTTGGTGACGAAGCGAAGAAACTCAAGGACCATGTCCGTACAGAAAAAGGACTGGTACCTATTTCGGCTCTTGGTGCTGAAATCAAGGATGTCTTTGAACAAGTCAAAGACTTAAAAAACTCGCAATCCTCGCCAGAATGATCGCAGTAGATGAGGATGCTCTTGTCTGTGATTTGGCTGAAACCTATGGCATATATGATTATCGACAGCTACCTATAACTCGGGTAGCTGTTTTCGCTTGTGGTTTAAGTGAGACATCACGGATCAAGAAGGTCTTGTCTGGTCAGAAGGAAGACTTGGATACTCTGTTGCTTGCAGGTATCTATGACACAGTGCGTTTGCTATTTTGGACTAAAACTAAGGACGGACAGGCTGGACGGAATCGTCCAAACTCTGTCACTCAAGCCTTGGAAGGGTCGAAAGTGGAACGTGAAGAGAGGGTCTTCTCATCTGGTGAGGAGTTTGAACGTGCTATGCGTGCGCTAGAAATAGAGATTGGAGGTGAGGAGCATGGCGACTGATTTGGGTTCTGCTTATGTGCAGATAGTCCCGTCCGCGAAAGGGATTAGTGGGTCAATTTCAAAATTATTGGGTGGCGAAGTTGATAGTGCTGGTAGGTCAGCTGGGTCAAGCCTTGGAGCCTCGCTCGTATCTGCTTTAAGTGGTGCCCTTGCAGCGGCAGGGATTGGGAAAATGATTAGCTCCGCATTGAGTGCTGGTGCAGATTTGCAACAATCATTTGGTGGTCTGGATACTATTTACGACGGTGCACAAGAATCTGCTAAGAGGTTTGCAAAAGAGGCTTACAAGGCAGGTGTTTCTGCAAATACATACGCAGAGCAAGCTGTATCCATGGGTGCGAGCTTAAAACAATCGCTTGGTGGTGATTCAACAAAAGCGATTAACATGGCTAACAAAGCTATCATGGACATGACAGACAACGCTGCGAAAATGGGAACGGATATAGGTGTTATTCAGCAGACTTATCAAAGTCTTTCTCGCGGAAACTATGCCATGCTGGATAATCTAAAGCTCGGCTTTGGTGGTACAAAGTCAGAAATGGAACGATTATTGAAGACTGCTGAAGGTTTGCCGTCTGCTATGGGACGTAAGTTTGACATCAGTAACTACGCGGATGTTGTCGAGGCTATCCACCTTGTGCAAGAAAGCATGGGGATAGCTGGAGTTGCAGCTGCTGAGGCTCAGAATACCTATTCAGGGTCATTAGCTGCTATGAAAGCGAGTTGGGAAAATACACTGGCAGGATTGTCCCTGGGCGAGAACATCACGCCACAATTACAATCCTTGGCAACGACGACCTCTAATTTTTTATTTGGGAATTTCTTTCCGATGGTCGGAAATATCTTCAAGGGCTTGCCGACAATGCTTGGGACTATTATTGGAGATGGTCTAGGTAGAGTCTTTGGCGGAGAAGTATCTGGGAAGGTCATGGGTGAGTTAAATAAGCTAAATGAAATCATCTTGACATTTTACGATATGACTTTTGGTTCCTTGAGCGCGAAAGACAATATCGATATGCTCGAAAAGGTTGGCTTTAGTCAAGAAACTGCATCTAAGATTACTTCTTTATCTGGTCAAATAGGGTCGGTCATTACATCGTTTTATGACATGATTTTTGGTTCCTTGAGTGCGAAAGACAATATTGATTTTATGTCCCAAATGGGGGTTGATGAAGGTACTGCAACAACGATTGTCAATTTTGCAAATACAATTCGAACTGGCTTTGAGGGTGTTTGGTCTACTGTACAGACTTTATTTGGACAAGTTCCTGGTTTCTTTTCATCAATAATTGGATCGCTCGGGCCAATCATAACGACGATTATGGATGGGATTTCAAAACTGGACTTTTCGGGAATCCAGACTTTGATTGAATCTGTATTACCTGCAGTTCAAGCTGGTTTTCAAAATTTTATGGCTATCGTCAGTCCTGCGATTGATTCGGTTGTTCAATCTTTCGTCGCAATGTGGAATGCTGCACAGCCTTTGATTAGTATTTTGAGTGGGGCTTTGATGCCAGTTTTTCAAATTCTAGGTTCATTCCTTGGTGGTGTGGTCAAGGGGGTTCTTGAGGGTGTGAAATTTGCTTTTGATGCTTTGAAAGTGGCTATCGAGTTTCTCACTCCAGTGGTCGATTTTTTAGTACAGGCTTTGAATTTCGTCCAGCCTGTATTGAGTACAATTGCTGAATGGATTGGTGTTGCCATCGGTATGTTTGGTAATCTCGGTACAGCTGGGCAAGGTTTGAGTGCTTTTACTAAATCTGCATGGACCAACATCCAATCAGCTATTCAGACGGCTGGGAATATCATCGGAACAGTCATTGACTGGATAAAATTGGCTTTTTCAGGAGCTGGAAATGCTGTTGGTGTACTTAAAAATGTCTTTTCGTTAGCTTGGATGGGCATACAAGACGCAATTAGCGTTGCGAAGGGTATCATCGACGGAGTAATATCAGGCATCAAAGGGGCATTCAAAGGATTCCAAAGTGTCGTGTCTAGTGTTGGTAGCGCTGTTGGTGGAATCATTGGCAATATTACATCAACCATTACTGGGCTTGCAAACATCGACATTTCAGGCGCGGGTGCAGCAATAATGGACGGTTTTTTAGGCGGTTTGAAATCTGCCTGGGGAGCAGTCACGGACTTCGTAGGCGGTATCGCTGGATGGATTGCTGAAAACAAGGGTCCTATCTCATACGACCGTGTACTGTTGAAACCTGCAGGTCTTGCTATCATGGACGGCTTGAATACGAACTTGAAAGTTGGTTTCAAGGATGTGATGGGAACCGTTTCTGGCATGGCTGGAGCGATTGCCAAACCTTTTGAAAATCAATCCTTGGCTTATGATATGACTTCGAGTGCATCAGTTGATGTACGTCGAAATCTGCTGTCAACTTCTGGCGATTTGGCTGGAAGTGAAAGTGGTACGAGCTTGGTTGCGCGTCTAGCTAACATTGAGCGTTTCTTAGCTGCTTTGGTTGATAAAGAGCTGGCTGTATATTTGGACGGCGAAAAAATGGCTCAGAATAGTTACATGCATCAAGGCGCTATTATGGCAAGGGAGGGGATTTAATGAACTATATGATTATCAATGATTTAAACACATCGACCTTGGCAGATTGCCATGTCCTTGACTTTGGTAAGGCTCAGGCATCGATTGAGCGGTCTGAACAAGTCGAGGTCTTCGGTGCCAATGGGCAACTACATGTCAGCGAGGGTGCGTATGATGGCTACAACAGGACATTTACCATCACACTGAGACATTTGGCAGATGCTATGCGACTGATTGAGACATTTCGACCTGATAATAACATAGTGGAATTTGGCTATCTGAGAGATAGCCTTTTCTACTGTGATTTGGTGTCCAGTAGCTATGCGCCGCTTGGTCCGCATCGTTGGAAAGTCGAAATCACGGTGTCCATGCATCCGTTTCGTTATGTTAAAAATTCAGCAGATGTCATTTTGACCTCATCAGGTTCTGTGCAGAATCCAGGTACGGTTTATTCAGAGCCAGTCATTATTATTGAGGGTTCTGGTCGTGTGACCTTGACTATTGGTCAGCAGGTCATGGAATTAGATTTGGATACTCGTGCGACTATTGACTGTCGGCATAAGCGACAAAATATCTATGACAAGAATGGTGCTGTGAAGAATACCATTCGCAAGCGTGGTCCGTTTTTTGAAATCCCTGTCGGAAGAAGCGGTATCGCAACAAGCGGAACGGTCACGAAAATCACAATTAAGGGGAATTGGAGGTATAAGGTTTGATTTATCTAAAAGACGGGAACATCCCGCTCAATCTTGCTTACGATGATGACATCGTGCAGGAAGCCAATAGTACCTACCAACTGTCCTTTAAATTTCCATTGACTGATGGGAAGTGGAATCTGCTCAAAAGAGAAGTCTTTCTATTGGCGGATGACTTACATGGTGAGCAGGAATTTTTCATTTTTGAAGCGAAGAAAGCCAATGGATATGTGCAGGTCTATGCTAAGCAGGTCGCAACGCTCTTGAATTACTACTCTATCAACACTATCTCTGTTGATAGGGTTCCAGGGCAGACTGTCATGACTGCTTTGGCAGGTAGCGTTAAGCGACCATGCCCATTTACGTTTTTCAGTGACATTTTAGACCGTCATACATTCAATGAGTCCAATGTATCTGTCATGGATGCTTTGGTCAAAGAAAAACACTCTATAGTTGGGCAGTGGGGTGGCGACTTGGTGCGGGAGAAGTACCAGGTTAAATTGTTAAAAAATGGCGGTATCGAGAACGAGTCGCTATTTATGTATAAGAAAAATCTCAGTAACTACGAAGAGTCTGACAACATTAACAATTTGAAGACACGACTACATCTCAAAAAGACAATTCAAGGTCAGACAGAGGGCGAGAAAGACCGTGTAATTGCCGTGACTGTGGATAGTCCGTTGATTAGTCAGTACAGCCAAATCTACGAAGCTGATATTGAGGTCAATGATCAAGATGTGACAGACGAAGCAAGCCTTTTGGTCTATGGACAAAGGTATTTTAGTTCGACTCTTTGTGATTTGGTGGAAAACTCTATCAATCTGGATGTCAAAGGCAAATCTGATGTAGCTGTTAAGATGTTTGACACTGTCAGTGTATTTCACGAGCGATTCGATGTTGATCTGCGCTTAAAAATCACTAGCTACCATTTTGCGCCGATGTCCAAACGATTGAAATCCATTGGATTTGGTAAGGTGTCGCAGTCATTTGGCTCGACAGTAGCGAACATGGTCGCTGGCAGTGTTGACAAAGCCACCGGAAGATTGTCAGCATCCTTTGAACAGAAACTGCAGAAGGAAATCGATAATGCTAACCGTCATTTTGAAGCCGAATTTAACAAGCGAGTCGAGGAAATCAACGATGGTCTCGAGCAGTCCAAGGCAGAGGCTGAACGCTATGCTGATACCATCAAGCAACAGATAGATGGACAGCTCGCCGAATCCAACCGTCAATACCAAGCTGAGAAACAGACCCAAGACCGTCAAATAGCAGATGTACTAGCGAAGGTTGCATCGACTAAAGCAATAGCTGAACAAACTGTAACGGATTTAATGCGGGTACGGAACGCATTTAATCAATCTATCGGTCAAGCTAATACCAAAGCGCTCGAATTAGAGCGGTCTATTGGTACAGTTCGGACAGATGTTATGTCACAAGCGCAGACTGTACTTGCTCAGGCGCAAGCACAGACGGAGTTGACTAGCAGAGTAGCCACAGTAGAGACAACCGCAAACGGCACGAAAGAGACACTCACAGAGCTGTCTAAAACGGTCAATAAAGCCACAGGAGACATCGCTAGTGTTACTAGTCGAACCAAGACCGTCGAGGACAATCTGAGCCAAACGAGGACGCAATATGAAGCCTTGACACAGACAATCAACGCTCAGACAGGTCAGATTGATAGTATCAATCGTAAGACTGCTGACTTGCAAAGTGGACTTGATGGAGTGACGGAGCGCTTTGAGAATTTGCAGGTTGGTGGGGATAACCTACTGCTGAATGCAGGATTTGAAGGCGCGAAAGACCGTTCAGAAACTTTCACGGTCGGAGGTGTTGTTTATACAAACAAGTTGATGCCGAAATGGGGTTCGCTGTACAACAGCGGTATCTCAAATCCGACCACATCCTATCACGCTATTTATCGCGAATCTTTTAATGGCAAGGGTCCTGTCATCGAATTTAATGAGTCTAATGGTCAGCGCAATTGGAAGGGAATCAATGCTATTTTACGCACTGAAGATTTCGTTGCTGGGAATTACATGTTTTCAGCCGATGTGTACGCGACTGGACCAGGGACTAAAATTTGGTTTGGCTTTTATTATTACAACAAAAGAGGCTCTAGAGGTTTTCACGACGGTCAAACCACAGTCAACATCACGACGACCAATAGCTGGCATCGAGTCTCAGGACAAATTAAATTAAGTGATGATATTGATACAACCAAATTAATGTATTTGTACATCTATGCTTACAATTTTGCGAGCAATTCCATCCTTTATCTAACCAAACCTCAGCTAGAGTATGGTACAGTCGCGACCCAATTTAGGCTTGCACAGGAGACGTTGCGCTCCGAAATCGCAAACTACAAGCGCACTGCTGAGGAATCTAGTGCAGAGTTATCCCGTCAAATCCAAACAGTGGATGGTAAGGCAGTTGATGCTAAGACCTACGCACAACAAACCGCTGAAGGTTTTAAGACTCGAATAGAGAGCCTAGAAACCTACAAGAACGCGGAAGGGACACGAGCTAGTCAGTACTTTGCTGCTAGTCGTGATGAGACTGCACGTCAAGTATCTGCTTTACGAACCGCAGTCACAGATGGTTATGTAGCTAAAGCTAAGTATGAGGAAGATGCAAGAGGAGTGACGCAGAGGTTTGAAGAAGCTCAAGTCGGGTCTGTCAATCTAGTAATAAACTCAAAGATTAACGAAACAAGCAATCTATACGGCTTTGGAATCAGAAGAGTGAGACTAGAAGCTGGAAAGAAATACTGGTTTGGCGCAAGAGCTAGAAAAAACGGGGGAACTGCTGATAAAAAAACTCGTGTTTACCTTTACTCATCTGACTGGAGAGAAGAAAGAGTATTAGAATTTTCAAACGATGAGTTTACAGAAAAATTTACTCAGTTTATTCCCACAAGAACCCAAGAATATTTGGTTCGCAGTTACTGGTTCCCAAATGGAGGGGATAGGAGCGGTCATGCTGAGGTTGATTGGTACATGGTGACAGAGGGCACCTTTAAACCTAGCACTTGGTACCCAGCTCCAGAAGACCAGCAATCCTACGCAGATACTAAAATCGCTGAATACAAGAACACGGTTGATGGTCAGTTCACAAACTTGCAAAGTTCTATTAACGGTAAAGTCAGCCAAGCCGACTTCCAACGTGTTCAGACAACCTCGCAACTTTACGAACGGATAATCGGCTCAACGGAAACTGGTATCAAAGACAAAGTAGCTCGCATGGTCATGGCTGATAGTCTATTTCTAACTGAGGTCAAGGATAAGATTAGCGGTACAGCTACACAGGTTAGTCAGCTTAATAATTCGTACGCTATTAAAAATCTGACTAGCGCTGGTACAGTACTTAACCAAATCAATTTACTGGCTAATGGTACCAATAGAATCGATGGTCGACTGACGCATATCACAGGTCAGACTTTGATCGATAACGGCGTAATCAAGACCGCAATGATCGGCAATTTGGACGCTGGCAAAATCACAACAGGATATCTAGCGTCGACTAGGATCGCGACTAACTCGATAGATGGTAGTAAGCTTGTGTTTGACCAAGCTTTTGTCAACAAGATGACAGCAAACAAGGCTTTGTTTAAGCAGTTGTTTGCTCAAAGCGCCTTTATCACAAGCGTGCAGGCTGTTACGCTATCGGCCAGTCAAATTACAGGTGGATTGATGAGAGCCACGAACGGGGCTATGGAAGTCAATCTAAACTCAGGTCAAATCTTGCACTATACGGACCAAGCGGCACTCAAACGTATCTTGGACGGTTATCCGACTCAGTTTGTTAAATTTGCAACTGGTACAGTTGCCGGCAAAGGCACGGCTGGAGTGACAGTTATCGGCTCAAATCGGCGGGATTCAGAATCATCAAATGACGGCGGTTTTGTCGGGATACGTGCCTGGAACGGGTCAAATATTGACCAAATCGATGTGGTTGGAGATACCGTACGATTAGCAAGCTCGACGTTCGAGTCAGCGGATGGATGGACTGTCAATACCTTGCCTGGAAAATTAGACATTGATGCATTTAATGCTGATCACCGCGCTTCGTCCAAGATAAAAGTTGGGGATTTGTGGTTGTGGAAAAACGCTACGACATACTCAAGCATGAGAGACACAATCAATTTGATTATCGACAACTTGCAGCTATTACACAATAACAAATCGACAGAGAGAGCTTATAGCTATACTCTGCCGGCCAAAGTTTAGGAGGAAATATTTAAATGATCCACGAACAAATCAACCAAGCGCTACGCTTGACCATCAATGAATTGACAGCCCAGTTGGCTAATGAGTCAACTACTAAGAACTTGCTGGTTATCCAGCTGACCGAAGCTGAACAGGAGAAACAGCATCTGACTCAGCAAAACGCTGAACTTCAGGCACGAGTGACGGAGCTGGAAGCTCTACTCGACGAACAAACTAAACCAGAAATTATCGAAGGAGAATAATTATGACTCAAACTACAAACAACACATTGCTTAACCTCGAAGAAACTACTCAACCATTTGACCTCGCTACTGCATTGCAGTACATGAAGGACAATGGGGAATTTATTCGCTGCAAGAATGCGACAAATGATTTTTATATGTACCGTGATGTCCAACGTCGACCAGGTATTGTCAATGGCCGCCGTCAATTCGTAGAAGTTGAAACTGTGTGGGCCTTTAACCAGTGGGGCGGAACTACAACGACAATCAACGTTGCTGATCTCTTTAATGAGGAGTTCTACATCATGCAATTTGATGAGAATGGTAATCCTGACTGGACAGACCCAACATTGCCAAAAGAATAGGAGGAATTCTATTGCCAATCGAACACGCAGAACGAATAGCTCAAAGCCAAGTGGCTTGGGCTATTTTGTTTATTATCTTATTTTTCTTGGTTGTTAGTTATCTGATTAAAACATCCAACAGACGTGAAGCTAAACTGATGGAATTTTACGACCAATCTAAAGCTGACTCTAAAATGAGGGAAGAACGATTGTTGGCTCATTTAGATGCAACTAACACACAATTTGGCAGAATTTCGGACACTTTGGTTGACGTGCAAAAAGAGTTGGTCCGAATGAACGATCGCATGGACAATTTTGAAAGAGGAGAATAATCATGACAAACATTTCAGAAATCATTATCAGTGCTGCCCTCGGAATTTTGACAATTTTGGGAGCTACGCTTATTAGTGCTATCAAGAGTTACATTGTGGCAAAGGGTGGCGAGAAGGCTATCAAAATCGTTGAAATTTTGGCTCATAATGCAGTCAATGCGGTCGAACAGGTTTCTACGGAAACTGGCTTTAAGGGCAAAGACAAACTTGCTGAAGCTAAAAAAGCTATTTTAAATGAACTAACCAAATACAACATCCACATGACCGATGAAGATTTGACCGTCTTTGTAGAGTCGGCTGTTAAGCAAATGAATAATGCTTGGAAGGAGTAACTATGGGAGTGAATATTGAAACTGCTCTTCGTTGGATGAGCGATCGCAAGGGCCGTGTGACCTATTCAATGGATTATCGGAACGGTCCGAACTCTTTTGACTGTTCCAGCTCGGTTTATTACGCTCTGATGTCTGCTGGTGCTATCTCTGCTGGTTGGGCAGTCAATACCGAGTATGAGCATGATTGGCTCCTCAAAAACGGATATAAACTAATTGCTGAAAATACTGACTGGGATGCCAAGCGTGGGGATATCTTCATCTGGGGTCGCCGTGGTCAGTCTGCTGGTGCTGGTGGTCATACTGGTATCTTTATTGACCCTGACAACATTATCCACTGCAACTACGCTCGCAATAGCATTACGGTTGATAACTACAACCAAACGGCTGCTGCTAGTGGTTGGATGTATTGCTACGTGTACCGCTTGGCCAATCAAACCAGTACAGCAGGAAAAAGCCTTGAAACCTTGGTGCAGGAAACTTTGGCTGGAAAATACGGAAACGGAGATCAGCGGAAAGCAGCTCTTGGTAATCAATATGAAGCTGTCATGGCAGTCATCAATGGCAAGGCTACGGCACCTAAAAAGACTGTTGACCAACTGGCTCAAGAGGTAATTGCTGGTAAGCATGGCAACGGTGAGGCTCGCAAGCAGTCGCTAGGTGCTGACTATCCAGCTGTGCAAAAACGTGTCACCGAATTGCTCAAAAAACAGCCCTCTGAGCCGTCTAAGAGTTCAGAGGTAAAACAGGTCACGAAAACCAAAACAAGCCAAACTGAGCCAACTGGAAATGCCACAGTAAACAAAGAAGAGGGTGACCTCTCTTTCAATGGGGCTATCTTAAAAAAAGCGGTTCTGGATAAGATTCTGGCCAACTGTAAAAAGCATGACATCCTTCCAAGCTATGCTCTGACCATTTTGCACTACGAAGGTCTTTGGGGTACTTCAGCCGTAGGCAAGGCAGACAACAACTGGGGTGGCATGACCTGGACAGGTCAAGGCAACCGTCCAAGCGGTGTTACAGTCACACAAGGAACTGCCCGTCCATCAAATGAAGGTGGTCACTATATGCACTATGCCAACGTTGATGACTTCCTGACAGACTGGTTCTATCTTTTGAGGGCTGGTGGCTCTTATAAGGTCAGCGGTGCTAAGACTTTCAGTGAGGCTGTCAAGGGCATGTTTAAAGTTGGTGGTGCAGTCTATGATTATGCTGCTAGCGGATTTGACAGCTATATTGTCGGAGCGTCAAGCCGATTGAAAGCCATCGAGTCGGAAAATGGGACACTGTCCAAATATGATACTGCTACCGTCACAGATGTCGGTAGCAAAGATCACATTGACATCACGATTGATGGCATTGAAGTCATCATCAATGGTGAAACTTACAAGCTGGAAAAGAAACCAGTCTAATACACAAACAAAGCCCTCAGCGTTTGCTGGGGGCTATTTTCTATTATGATGGACATTTTTGAAAATGTCTGTTGTGATGGAATTTATTTGTTCAAACTTTTATAGTACGCAGTAATCTTTATCACTTTATCAAAAGACATGCCGCCAATGTCAGTCCGACCCTTGACGTAATTTGCCAAAGTTTGCTCTGATATGCCCGTAGCTTGTGCAATTTGATAGCGTGAATGTGTCTGGAAGAAGTTCATCATTTCTTCCTTGGATAATACTTGGATCATAGATACTCCCTATTTGAAAACCAACCAGAGTAGCAATGCAATAAGCAATGACCACACCAAGAAGGCTTTCCAGTCAAAATCATGTTTGTTTACTTTGTATTTTACTTTCATAGCATTTTTTGATAATATTTAAGTACACCCCCGAAGGGGTGGATAGTGATTACTCACTATCCAATTCGAAGTGCCATTCAAGAGTTAGAATGATAAGATTGAGTTTGACGACTACTTTATTATTCTTTATCTTGATTGGCTTTTTTAAGTACCTAAACAT